TGTATCGAAGAATCCTTTTGAAAATGCCCAACCACATCCTTACTTTGACTATGAGAAGAAAGTATTTACTAAAGATGGTAGAGAGGAGTATGTAAAGGAGTTAAAGAATGAAAGTAGTACAAAGAAACAAGTATGATGGTAATGATGTAAGAGAGACGAGAACTCTTACCTTTGAACCCTATCCTTATGATGAGATTGACGATGTTATCGTAAAGATACAAGAAAATTTATCAGGAGATCTTTTAAAAGGTAAGAGATTGAAGTATGCTACTGATGTTCAAAAGTACAAATATTATGGACATTGCTATCACTCTTCACAAGCTCTTTTCTTTTTAATGGATACAGATAAACTTGTTCCCTTTAGTGCTGTTGATTTTAGAGATGAAAAACATTGGTGGTTGCAGGATGGGAATACGATATACGATGTAACTGAAGATCAATATTATCTAAGATCAAAAGTTCCACCACATTCAAAAGGTAAGAAAAGTGTGTGGTATGGTTGGAAACAAAGACCACAACAGATAACCCTTGAATTAATAAAAAGAGTTCTTGGAGATAAACTAGAAAGTGATGTGACAGTATAAAAAGTGGCCACTTTTCATAGCAACTAATAAATTTTTTACTATAATAAGTATATGATTGAATTTCCTAAATCCATTAAAGAAATAGACCTATCAGCGTTAAAACTTGATGCTGAAGCTATTAAGTATCTTATCACAAATCTTGATGATGGTAAGATGTATTCTGGTTCTCATCTTTTGTATGAGAAAGGTGTCTTTCCAGATACTTATTGGCAAAGTTCTAGAAACCCTGAGTTTAATGATTTATTTTACTCTATGAAACCAATCTTTAAATATGAAATTATTGACTCCGGAGATTACACTGAAATGAAACAACTTGAATCACAAACACATAAAAGAGAGCAGGTAAACTCTAACCCAATGTACTACAACTTAGCGGTAGCGGGTGGTGCCTATCAAGAACCTGTAAGAAGTGAATTGTGTAAGTACATTGTAAAATTAATTAATGAAGGTCATTTTAAAATAGCAGAACTAAAAAGAGTTGAAGACTTAAATGGATTACCAAAACTTCAAGTTAGAGTAGAAGTTCCTGACATCACTGAAATCGCTAACAAAATGAGAGAGGCTGGCGATGCTAGAAATACAGATCCAGTTCTCATATGGGAACTTGAAGAAGATACAGTTGGTGATGGTAACAGAACTTTAAAGGCAGCTACAAAAGCAAAGATACCTTTAGTATCAGTTGATATTATACCAAAAGCATTTATTAAAGAATATGATATTACTTTAGATGAGATGATTAGGGTTGGTCAACTATTAAATCCAAAACCAGAAAAAGAGAATGAACCAACTGATGAGGAAACTATTGTTGAAACTTTATTGGGATATGAAAAAAAATTTGGAACACCAATAAAAGCAAAAAGTAATAGAGACTATATTACTGATTTAGGATACTCTGTCCAAAAAGCAAATAATATTATTGCTAAAGCACTTGAAAGATTTTCTGTTGAAAAAGTTAATGCTGAAGGAAAAACTTGTATTAAATACTCAGGTCTTAAAGACAAACGAATCGTAGACATTGTTGATGGTTTACAAGATGATGATACTATTGTCATTACTGGATCAGCAGGAGCTCCAAAGACTTTGTTAGTAGATGCCATTGATGCTATTGAAAAAAATCTTGATTGGCAAACTCTCATTATAAAACCATATCTTCAAGAAGAATCAATTAGAAGAAATTGGGATGGATATTGGAGTCGTAATACAAAAACAGGAAAAAGAAAATTTATAGAGGGCAAAAAGGTTAATCTTGAAAGAAGACTATCAGTATTTTTAGAATACTCTCGTACAAACAAAGATGGTATACCAAGAAATATTGTTATAGATCATATGCCACATTATCAATCTAAAATTACAAGAGAATGATTGGCAAAAAATAAATCCTATGATATAATAAGGACATGAATATTTTTGTTACTGATCCCGACCCAGACTTATCAGCACAAGTGTTGCCTGATAAACATGTGGTCAAGATGCCATTGGAGACATGCCAAATGTTGGCAGTAGTCTTCTCTAAGTGGTATTACAACTGGGGTAATGATTTACTACCTAAGAAAGATGGCACTCCTTATAATACTGAGAAGGGTGCTTTCCGTGGACATCCATGTACAATATGGGCAGCAGAAAGTTTTGCCAATACTGCATGGTTGATTCAGCATGGATTTGCATTGTTGAATGAGTATGAAACCAGATATGGTAAAGTACATTCATGCCAAACTGCAATGAATGCAGCAGAAGAAGTATTTGAGAAAAGAACTGGTAAGACATTACTATGTCACAAGGAAGCAACACCGTTTGCTTTTGCAGGCCCTGACCAGTTCAAACATGATTCAAGTATTGATATTCTAACTAAGTATAAAAGATACATTGCATCTAAACCTTGGGTATGCGATAATTATCTTAGGAAACCTGATCGTAAACCTAATTGGTTATGAGTGATTTTATATGGGTTGAAAAATACAGACCCAAAACAATTGATGAGTGTATCTTACCTCAAGGTATTAAGAAAACATTTCAAGATTTCTTAACTGCTGGTGAGATACCAAACATGTTATTATCAGGCCCACCGGGGATTGGTAAGACAACTGTAGCAAAGGCATTATGCAATCAACTTGGAGCAGACTACTATGTCATTAATGGATCGGATGAAGGACGCTTTCTGGACACTGTTCGGAACAACGCAAAGAACTTCGCATCTACCGTCTCTCTTACGAGTGACTCAAAACATAAAGTCATCATCATTGATGAAGCAGACAATACCACTTCCGATGTACAACTCCTTCTCAGAGCGTCTATTGAGGAATTCTCTAGGAACTGTAGATTTATCTTTACCTGCAACTACAAAAATAAGATCATCTCTCCTCTCCATTCACGGTGCTCTGTTGTTGACTTCTCTGTTAATAAAAAAGACAAACCAACAATAGCAGCACAGTTCTTTGCAAGGATTAATTATATTCTTGACAAAGAGAACATAAAGAGTGATAAGAAAGTTGTTGCTGAGTTAATCAGTAAACACTTTCCTGACTGGAGGAGAGTCCTCAACGAGTGTCAAAGATACTCAGTCGGAGGTGAAATAGATTCCGGCATTCTAGCGTCCTTTTCTGATGTTTCAATTAATGAACTTACTAAGAGTCTTAAGGAAAAAAACTTTTCTGAAGTCCGTAAATGGGTCAACACTAACTTGGATAATGATACCACTTTATTGTTTCGTCGCATTTACGATAGTTTGTATGAAACCTTGGTCGCTAGTTCTATTCCTGCTGCCATTCTTGTTTTGGCTAAATATCAATACCAAGTAGCATTTGTGGCAGATCAGGAAATTAACCTATTAGCTTGTTTAACCGAAATTATGGTGGAGTGTGAATTCAAATGACTGTAAAATTAATTCGTATGTGGTCTGGCGAAGATGTAATCGCTGACATTACAAAAGAGGACACTGATTCAATAACAATCACTGATCCGATTGTGGCAGTACCGTCACAAAAACAAGGACAAATTGCATTTGCTCCTTGGTCTCCTTTACTTCAAAAAGATAAACTTGAAGTCACTAAAAAATATGTGGTTTATATTGGAGATCCTCAAGATGAGATTATCGAACAATACAATTCAATGTTTGGTAAGATATCAAAACCAACTAAACAATTAATTCTCTGATGGAAAATCATAGAAAGACATTACTACATCTTCTAAGAGAAAGAGCATACAAGAAAGGTAAATTTACCTTATCTTCTGGTAAAGAATCGGAGCATTATATTAACTGTAAACCTGTTACTTTATCCTGTGAGGGAAATGCACTTCTATCACATTTAATGATAGAGCATGTGGAAGATAAATCTGTAGCAGTTGGTGGACTTACTCTTGGTGCTGATCCTTTAGTTTGTGGTATCGCACAGAAAGCATACTACTCTGGTAAACATATTGATGCTTTGATCGTAAGAAAGAATCCGAAAGGATATGGAACAAAAGAAGTTATTGAAGGTAACAAGCCACCTGAAGGATCTATCGTTACAGTATTGGAAGATGTAACTACAACTGGT